TAGATTGTTGTTCACCTATGTATCCCATCTTTCTTTCACCAGCTTTTCTTTCAGCTCCAGTACCTAATATATCAGTAGCGGCTCCTACTGCTAAAGCAGCCCATCCAAGAGGGTTAGTTAAAGCAGCTGCAGTCCCCGCGGTTGCAGATAACCCAGCCATCGTCCCCAATCCAGACATTGTTCCACCATATCCCATTAGTATTTCCCCATCTTTTCATTTTGAATTTTAAGCCAAGCTTGAATAAAATTCTTAGTACCACTCTTTTTAGAAAACCCTAATAATTTTGTATCATCATATGGAGGTTTGCCATGAGCAGCTATAATAGATTTTTTCTGGTCTTCAGATAAATTATTTAACATATTTTCAACTGTTTTCTCACCTATTTTACCTGTTTTTAAAGCAGTTGCCATATCTGCAACTCCTTTTCTTCCTTGTTGCCAAGTCAGGTATCTGGTTCCAGCCTTATCAATACCTTGAGATTCTAAAGTCCCAAATATATCAAAAGTTTTTCCTGTTTTTGACGTAGCTAAATCGCCACTTTGTACGTCATACTTACTAAAATCTTTAGTAAACTCGTCAGTTTTCTTAATATAAAACTTAGAAACGGCTTGAGGGTCAGATAAATCTATATTTCCTGCTTCTTTAAGTAATCCCTCGTTTTTTATTTGAAGAATATTTCCTTGGGCACCTGGGTCTTGTCCATAACTAGATTCCATTCCATACACCATTTGAATTTCCGATTCTCTACCACGGGGAACGCTTTGACTAGCTATATCTATCACTTCATTTTTATCATAACCAAGAATCGGTTTTTCATCATCACCTTTTATTGCTTCAAATACTTTACTTTCGGGATTACTTGACGGGTTATTAATTTCTTTCTGTCTTTGTTTGACAACATGCCCAAATGGCGTTTCTTCACCTCGTTCTTTTTCTATCATTCCTGCATACTCTGGGTCAACACCTTCTGGAACTTTTTGACCTGCAAAAGTCTGAGATGGGTAAGCTTCAGGTTTAACTTCTTTTTGAGCAGCATGACCGAACTCTAATTCTTCACCTACTCCTTTAATTCTTTCTATACCCCCTGCACTCGATGGGTCAGTCATCGCATCAAAAACTTTATTATCTGCGGACTTCTCTGTAGCTCCCCTTCTTAAAGATTCACTCTCTAATTGATGAACCGACTTACGTGGAGATGGGGAAAAATTTTTTAAACTTTCTTGATATGCTGTCTCAGTATCAGCAATCCCACCACTAATGTTTTGTCTAGATATAGGTGAAGTTTCTCCTGGTTCTCCTTCAAACAAAGATGACTGAGAATCTGGAGTCTCAGGCAACCCGACTACTTTATCACTCATATTTTCATCTGCCCAAAATGCTTCATCTTGTGCTTCTTCGGACAATTTCAGCCATGGATTTTGCTCTTTGCCTTCCTTAGTGACTCTCTTAGCAAATTTGTCACCTGGGTCAATCCCAAATTCTCTAGCATACATATCTGCTTGTTCTCTTGCAATCCTTGATTCCTGCGCAATGCCGATGACATTAGCAACAGTTCCACCTATTTGGTTATATAATGATATTTCCTCCGCAGCTTTCCAATCAGCATGTTTTTTACCATATTCCTTAGATTCAATTTTAGATAAAGTAGACTTATATCCACCTAATTTTGTACCGAGAGCTTTGTATTGACCTACACGTGCCATTTTAGACCTTATTATATTTACTAAAGTTAATGTATCTGTTCATATTAATCAATTCTTTATTTCACCGACTTAGGTCTATATACTATAGATATATCATTGATTTCAAAATCAGTCCCAGCTGTACCATCTATTGCTATTCTAAAACTATTACAAGTAATGGAACCTGCTACTGGTTTTAATTCTGCACATACCCAATCATCTATACCAACAGTGCTTGAATGAAGTGGGGTTGCACTATCAGTCGCATTTGTACTTGAACCATCAGCCCCAGTTCTATAAAAATTAGAGGCAGGTATAATTCCATCCTTCCCATACAGAACTGTCACCGCAGAACCGTCTCCTTTATATGATATATATACTTTTTTAACAGACTTCTTTTGACTTGGATTCCCAAAGTCTATATCTTTAGTAATAACCTTAGGCAAAGTTTGTGTTGGAGTATCAGTCCACTTCTTTAAAAGAGAAGTTGCATCTCCATCATGACTTGAATAAATTAAATCCCCAGCCCAATCAATTGCAAAATTTGTTTTATTAGTAGTTGGAAAGGCCCCAACAGCTTTAGTCCAACTTTTTGTTATCATATCATATATATATGCATCTCCTGCTGGTATACAATCTGGTGAAGCGTCATTAGCTAAATCGCTACCCCAAGCAGCACTAACTGTTGCCGTAGTATTATTTGTAATTGAAGACACTGTTCTCGTTTCTCCAGAAACAACAATGCTATCTCCTATATGAAGCTCTGTAAGAAATTTCGTTCCAGTACCAGGTACAGCTGTGTTCGTGCCTGTTACATTTATTGAACCAGTAAGTGTAAATAATGCTCTACAATCTCTTACAACTATAACTTGTTTTGTTTTTGGAGTATATCCTACCAATGGAGTCCCCGCAAAGCTTTCCCACGTTGATTGCTTAATCAAAGGTCTTCCATCTTTCTCTAATAAATCATTTACCCTTCTTCCATCATAATAAAAACATCCATGCACATTAGCCCAAACAATACCATATTCTGTTTTAAATACCGATGCTTGATGAGTTACCCCTCTATAATCTAATTTATCTTCTAAAAATTCTGTATCTTGAGAGGCGTTAATAATATATAAGGTTCTTTCTTTAAATTGCAATATCCTATCATTAAATTCCTCAATAGCAATTATTTCCTCTCCATCATTAATAGCTACGTCAACCTTCTCAGATATAGGAAATATATCAAATTTATTTGGAAGACTTCTAATCATAGTATCTGGCAAAAATTCCACCGTACCATCTTCATTGGCAGTTTTTAAATTTCCTATATAAGCTCTTCTGTTTGCAATACAAGATGTTTTCCAAAGAGATGATATTGATTTTTCCTCATGGCTAATGCCAGTTCTTGATTCGTATGTTAGAGCAAATTGAGGTTCTAATAAATCTTCTTGATAAAATTGAAATATATAACTATTAACACTGTCAAGAGACGCAAACTGGACAGGTCTTTCTTTATCAGAAAAAATAGCAGTCCCGTTCCCTCTTACAAAATCTAATTCTAATTGTGGATACCATTGTTTATCTAAAACTCTTTTCATATAAACAACAGCCCCAGTTATTCTAGGGTTCCAACCTGTACCATATTGACAAAACACTGCTATATCTGGAGGTCTATCGTTATAACTTGTCCAATCAAAAACCTTATCTGTTGTTGCAGATTCATCTACTAATTGTCTAATGAGACTTTCTTGATTACCATCATAGATTAGACTCATTCCTATTTCCCATTTCTCTCCCCATCCGAAAGCATCAGTGACTGAACCACTATGTTGTTTTAATGAAATATGAAAATTATGTGATGAGTTAGATAAACCAGTATGGTCAGAATAGCTCCCAGATGCTTTAATAAATTCCACAGAATTAACTTTTATACGTTCAATGCTATCTGTATCTATGCTGGCTACCGTTAATGTAATGCTCCAATTTTGGTCAACTGTAACATTAGAAGTATATTCAAAACTATGATAATTTATTAATGGCCCTTGACCTATATTATCAGTAATCTCTATTTCGTTACCTCCATCATCTTCTTCAACTTTAATATCATAATCCCATGACCCAGCTATGCTTAATGAATCATCTTTCATTACAGCTTCTATTTCAACAATAACTCTTGTTACCTCATCTACGCTTGCTCCAGTTATATTACCATGAACAACAGCATCACTAGCACTAGTCGCAGAAGTAAGGCTTAATGCATTTATTTCAGATGCCGCTGCTGTATATGAAGCAGAATGTATAGGTTGAGTTTCGGCAGGTTCATATGTAGAACTGGATGGCTTAGCAATTTTAGAATTTCTTTCATAAAACTTTTTAGGAAGAGAAACGCTTGTAGAAGCTGTAGTCATCATCACTTTATTAGCTGCAGTCCCACTAGAATTATCTCCAATATATCCATACCACTTTGGAGCAGCTGTCGCATCAAAACCAGCATCTGAAACTCTAAGGGCTCCATCTACAAAATACATATCAGCTTTTCCGCTAACTGCATTACTAAATGTAACTCCTACATTATCAGCCCCTCCGTCAGACCATGCCCCTCCATCCGCAGCTAAATCTATAACTGAAGTACTAGAATCTCCACCAGTAGTATCGAGAGTATCAGATAAAGCTAAGTAATCGGTTGGAGCTATAGCTACTTCTCCCACAACATCAGCCCCAGCCATATCATGACTAAATTGAAACAATCCATATCCAGCAGATACGTCTGCGTCAGTAGGAGCTGTATGAGCATCCCCAACTCCTCCCAACATTCTCAATTTACCTAACTCGCTGACTGCCACATTCTCAGCGACAGCCAACTCATTATTTAGAATATCTCTGGGGTCTGCATTATCATTAATTCCACCATGAAACTCATCTATTTTCCAGATTTGTTTTGGCACGCTAGAAACTTTCTAATAACTCTTTGACCTTTGCCCAGATTTTATCATCTTCTTTTGTCTTAGTTTGCTTAACTGCAATGTCGCCAATCATAAGCAAGATTCCCACCATGCCATGTTTGCGAACTAAACGACTTATTATCTTTTTTAACATCGTCTTTTACCCTATTATTTATCATTCTTTGCTTTGCCAAAGTTAGCTCCGATAAAATTTACAACATCTAAAATGATTTGTACTATTCTATCATCACTTTTATTCGGTGTAAGAGAGGCTAAAACTGCAAACCCACCAACAATGCTTGACACCGATGATAAGATTACAAGATAATTACCTCCTACAAAACTGATTACTTCACTCATATTAACTCCTCGTGTTAAAAATCCAGCCAATGAAACCAGAAAAGAATACGGTAACCACAGCACCAATAGCTTTAATATATGAGGTCTGCTGTTCCAATGTCCTAACTCTTCCGTTTTGTTCCTTTACTAGACTTTTGATTTCATCTACAGTATCTTTAATATAATGAATGTCACTATTTTGCTTGGCACTCATAATGGTCAACTCCTCTAATCTTGTTTGTGTATCTGTTCTCCAATTATCCACTTGATTCTTATTCATTTTCCATTTATCCTGCCCTTTAAGTATGCTAGGCCGTCTGTAACATCATTTAATTCCTTCACTATATCTTCTCTATGTCTTTGAGAGATTTCATCTGAACGATTCCATCTATCCAACATCTTTAATACTATTCCTTCAATATTAGACATCTTAGTCTCACCCTTAGCAATTGACTGTCTAATCCCATCTAAGTCCTCATTCTGTATCTTTTGACTTTTAATCAAATTGATTATCATCATAGCAAACAAAACTACTATTACTCCAATTGCCCCATATTCTGCATATGTCTCAAGATTAATCATTCCATACTTTCTTAGTAATTTTTAATCCAATTGTTATAAGCAATCCGATTATAATCGTAGGCATCAATTTATGACTTGTTTGGCTAAGAATAATAGCAATTAAAATGCTATTTAGAAAAAGAGAACAAACAATTATTTTATCTAAATAATCTTTTACCATTCTAATTCGGAGTATGGGTTTAAACTTGTCACAATATCTAATAATTTATTTTTAGTATCATCTGAATCATAACTTACACTTCTAATGTCTAAGAACGATTTTATATCATTTTTAGTATTTGAACTTGTTGGGTAATCATCCTTTGCAGTACATACTTTATTTATCATCTTATGCTTACCAACTAATTGTCTTCCATGAGTATTGGGATATACTTTCTTACATTCTGTAGTATAAAACTCTTCTGCGACTTTTAAACTATTAGTAGACTTGACAACTTCACTATCAACAGTAACGAAATATACCTTAGAAGATGGATAGTCTACACTTGCCGTTGTCCCATCTTTATAATTTCTTATCCTTGTAGCACCAGGTGTTGTATTCCTATAAATACGAATATTCTCTCCTTGTGAACTTCTTCTAATAATCACTGCTCATTATCTCATTAAATTTTGTGTAGTATTGTAGTTTTGTAGGTTATCCATTAGGCAACTGACTTTCTTGAAATTCAGCCCAAGC